GTCTACTCCGACTTTACGCCGGAGCAGCTGGCGGCGCTCAAGGGAGAAAAAGGCGACAAAGGCGACCCCGGCGAAAAAGGAGACCCCGGCGAAAAAGGTGCGAAGGGAGACCCGTTCGTCTACGCTGACTTCACGGCGGCGCAGCTCGCCGCCCTCAAGGGCGAGAAAGGCGACAAAGGCGACCCAGGCGAAAAAGGAGACCCCGGCGAAAAAGGCGCGAAGGGCGATCCGTTTGTTTACTCCGACTTTACGCCCGAGCAGCTCGCCGCCCTCAAGGGAGAAAAAGGCGACAAAGGCGACAAAGGCGACCCCGGCGAAAAAGGTGCGAAGGGCGATCCGTTTGTCTACTCCGACTTTACGCCGGAGCAGCTGGCGGCGCTCAAGGGAGAGAAAGGCGACAAAGGGGACACCGGCGAGACCGGCGCACCCGGAGCGCGGGGCGAAAAAGGTGATAAAGGCGACCCCGGCACGGACGGCGCTCCCGGCGCAAAGGGGGACAAGGGAGACCCCGGCGAAAAAGGAGACCCCGGTGCTGACGGCACCAACGGCACAGACGGCGCGGCGGCGGGCTTCGGCACCGTCACTGTTACGGTGGACGACAACACCGGCACTCCGGAGGCGACTGTGACCACCAGCGGCAGCAACACCGCAAAGAATTTTGCGTTCACTTTTAAAAATCTCAAGGGAGCTAAAGGCGACAAGGGTGACAAGGGAGCGGATGGTACCCCCGGCAGCAACGCGAATATCACCAAGGCCAACATCGAGGCAGCGCTTGAGGCTGACCCCCTGCCCATCGCCTCCGGCGGCACGGGTGCAGCCACGGCAGCGGCGGCGAGGACAAATCTCGGGGTGCCCACGGCGCTCGACGTGTATCCAGTCGGCAGCGTATATATGTCCGTTTCTGAAACCTCCCCCGCATCGCTCTTCGGCGGTACTTGGGAGCAGATAAAAGACACATTCCTGCTTGCGGCAGGCGATACATATACGGCGGGCAGTACGGGCGGCGAGCCGACGCACACGTTAATCATCAAAGAGATGCCGAGGCACAGTCATATAAGGGCGATGAACGTAACCGACGGCCAGCCGCAAGTCGAGGTCAGGCAGTGGGACTGGATGAGTCCGAATGGCACTTTCTCCCAGAACTCCTCAGCAGAAACTATCAAACGGTTGGGTGTTTATGGCAACAACACAGGCGGCAGCGCCGCCCACAACAATATGCCCCCATATGTAGTAATTTATATGTGGAAACGTGTTGCTTAAAGGAGGAAGTATGCAAATATTTAATATTGACGGCAGCGTTGCTGAAAACCCCGACCTGTCAAAAGGCTACGTCAAGCAGGAGACTCAGACTGTGCACCATGACGCCGTCGCAGGCGTAGAGGAGCTGTCACATTACGAAACCATTGCTGAGTATCCCAACGGCGGACAGGACGTTGCCAAGGTCATTGACGTCGCCGCTGTAAAGGCACAGGACGCATGGGACGAGGAGATAACAATACAGATCTACGTGCCGTATACCGCAGACGAGCTGACGGGGATAGAGGCTCAGCGAAAGGCTCAGGCGAACGCCCCCACCGCGCAGAAGAACGCCGACGCGATAACTGAGATACAGCTTGCGCTCGCGGAAATCTATGAAGCAATGATTGGAGGTTCCGGAAATGGTTAAAATCTACGCCGCCTTGATACGCAAGGGCTTGAAAACGATAGATGATGTACCCGCCCGACTGCGCGCGGCAGTTGAGGCACTGCTAGCAGAAGAGGTATCCACATGACCACTAACGAGAGAGCGCAATACATCTACAACGCCGTCCGCGCGGCGGGCATGACCCACGCGGGTGCGATAGGACTGCTGGGCAACTTGCAGGGTGAGGCGAGCGACTTCGACCCGATGCGCGTCGAGACCTCATACCTCAACCGCTTCAAGCTGACAGAGGAAGAATATACCCGGCGTGCGGACGCTGGCGAGCCTATCTATAACGGAAAGTATTTCATCAAGGACAGCGCCGGGTACGGCATAGCGCAGTGGACGTACTGGGGTAGGAAGAAGAATCTTCTTGACTTCGCAAAGTCGCGCGGCGCGTCCGTAGGTGACCTTGACACGCAGATAGCGTTCATGCTCAAGGAGATGCAGACGCGTTACACCCGGACGTGGAAAATACTCACCACCACGGACAGCATCACCGCCGCCGTGAAGATATGCGTGACAGAGTATGAGAAATCTGCCAACCAGAGCAGCGCGATTGAGAAGCGCACGCGGTGTGCAAATGCATGGGCAGAGCTCATCTCTGAGGGCGGCACGACTGAGCCGGGAACCCCGACTGCACCCGCCGCGCCGGAGACTGACGTATTTGACCGGCAGAAGCTTATAGCGCTCGCTGAGTCCGAAGTCGGGTACATAGAGAAGCGCAACGCGCTGCTTCTGGATGAGAAGCTGGCGAACGGCGGTTCTGCCAACTACACGAAGTATGCGCGCGACCTTGACGCGATAGGCAATTTCTACAACGGCAAGAAGCAGGGATACGCATGGTGCGAGGTGTTCGTTGACTGGCTCTTCGTCAAGAGCTTTGGTGTTGAGGCGGCGCTGAAGCTGCTCTGCACCAAGCGAGGGAGCAGCGGCGCTGGCTGCACGTATTCCCTCAACTACTTCATCGCCGCCGGAAGATTCCACAAGCGCGGAGAGGAACCTGAGCCGGGTGACCAGATATTCTTCGGGAACGTCGGCAACAGCAACCATACCGGGCTTGTGTACAAGGTGGATGACACGACGGTGTACACCATAGAGGGCAATACGTCCGATGCGTTCGGCGTCATATCGAACGGCGGCTGCGTGTGCAAGAAGTCCTATCCGCTTAACTACTCAAGAATAGCCGGGTACGGTAGACCGGCGTACAACGACGGCTATGCCGGTGCGACCGTGGAGGACAAGCCCACCACCACCACGCCCGAAACACCTAAGCCCGCAGCGAGCACCTGCACCGTCAAGCTGCCGGAGCTTTCCTCAGGCAGCACAGGCGCGGCAGTGGCGGCGCTTCAGGCGGCGCTGACATACCTGAAATACGACGTCAAGGGCATCGACGGAGACTTCGGGAATAGAACGAAAACGATGCTCATGGCGTTTCAGGCAGAGCACGGACTTGATGCGGACGGCATCTGCGGCGCTCAGTCATGGACGGCGCTGATGGGGAGGTGAGGCGTGTCAATGTAAACACATCGCGCGCACCCTTAAAATGAAAGTGGAGGAAACCATGACGGAAACAATTGTCACCGCGATCATAACCGGCGGCTTGACGCTCGCCGGGGTCTTGATCAGCAACGGAAAAGCCCAGGCAATCACGGAGACGCGGCTGGATGAACTGACCCGCGAGGTGCGGGAGCACAACAACTTCGCGCGCCGCGTCCCCGTGGTCGAAGAGCAGATCAAGGTGGTCAACCACAGGCTGGCTGACCTTGAGGAATTTCATAAACCGAAATAAAAAAAATGTGCCCAGATGGGCACAGGAGGAGAAAACATGAACGAAATACTTTCAACCTACGGCATGGAGATAGTCAAGGCGATCGTCATCATGATCTTCGGCTATGTCGGCATCGTCCTTAAAAACCTTGCAGCGAAGTACATCACGACCGACACCGCGAAGAAAGTCGCGCAGACCACGGTCAACTACGTTGAGCAGGTGTATAAGGACATCCACGGTGATGAAAAGCTTGCCGTCGCACTCAAGACAGCATCGGAGATCCTTGCGGAGAAAAACATAGTCATATCCGACACTGAGCTGCACGCGCTTGTAGAGGCGGCAGTGAAGGAGCTTAACGACAGGTATCACGAGACCGGCGCTGAAAAAGAATAGAATAGCGAGCGTTGCGTAGACGAGCGGCGGGGTTAACCCTGCCGCTCGTCTCTCGTTTCGAGGTCTTTTCTTATAAGTGCCTTGATGTACTCCGCTGCCGTCAGCCCCTGCTCCTCGGCGGCTTTTTTTACAGCTTCCCGCGTCAGCCCATCGCGACCGTCCTTCCGAAACTGCAGAGTGAGCGCGTCATAGGTCTCTCTCTTGAAGTCCCTGCGATACTCGATGCCGTACTCGCCCTCCCAGCGTCCGCCTTTAGGCATGAACAAGTCCCTCCCCGCTGTCGAATTCCACGCCGTCCTCGACCATGCAGAGCGAGCAGAAAAGGCTGTCGTGCGGCGTGTTCATCATCTGGACGAGGTGGAAGCCCTCCACACTGCGGAGACACCGCGCAATGTCCCGAACGTCCTGGGCGTTGATGTGGTCAATGCCCAGCTCCCCGGCTGTCTCCCGCAGGGAGACGATGCGCATCTCGCGCGACTTCTCGACCATCTTGTTAACGATATTTTCTTTAAACTCTTTCATTTCAGCTTTCCCCTTTCTTAGCATGGTTTAAGTATACACCACACCAAGAAAAATGTCAAGGGGGTTCTGAGAATTTTCCTTGAGAATTTTCGCAAAGTGCGTCGGAGAGTGACGGTGTGGTGCGTTAAAAATGTAGCCCCATTTTTAACCCCAGAGGGTATTGTAGCCCCTATTTTAGCCCTAAAGTCTGCGCAATCCTGCTGTCATTTGTTAGTGCCTGCGTAAATGCCAAAAGCCTGCAATCGCAATGATTGCAGGCTTTTCCGCGTGGTGCTCCAGCGGGGATTCGAACCCCGGACACCCTGCTTAAAAGGCAATTATCTCAAACCGTCTGAAGCGCAGTGCCATCAACGGGTTGACCGCTGCCTGAACTGCTTTTGTAGCCCGAATAAAAAGCCCCAAACGCTTTTAGTACCTGCACCGCCGTGTCCTCGGGACGGTTCGTCATCAAGTGCGTGTAGATATTAAGTGTGAGCTGGACGGTCGCATGACCGGCGAGGTACTGCACGGTCTTGATGTCCGCGCCGGACTGCACGAGCTCGGTTATATACGTGTGCCGGAGCTGGTGCGGCGTGACGTGGAAGTCTAATGTCACGGTGATGTTGTGGTTTTTAATTTTGTCGCCGAGAGCATAGCCGTCGCGCACGGTGCGCTGCGCAATCACGCCCCACATACGACGGAAACCGGTGGCGGACACTGCACCGCCGGAGCGGTTGCAGACGACATACTCGCTCGCCGACGCGGCTTTTAAAGCCGTCAAGCTCTCAACGAGCGGCGGAGGCAGAGGAATAGACCGGCGCGCGGCGGCGCTCTTTAGCGTTTCCGATACGACAGCTTGATTCCTGCCCTGCCAGCTGCACGCAGTGCGAACATCAAGATAAGGCGGCACGGCATCAAGGTGCACATTTGCCCAGCGCAGACCGAGCGCCTCCTCCCGTCGCAGACCGGCAAACAGACACAGGTGCACAAACGGCTCAACGGCACAGTTCTTGACCGCGTCCAGCAGCGCCGCCTGCTGCTCGCGCGTCAGGGCTTGCTTCTCGGCGGCGGGCTTGCCGCCCGGCTTTAGATCCGCAAACGGAGAGCGGCGGATCATATCATTGTCTGCGGCCGCTTTAAAAATCCTTTTGAGCGCGGTGACTATCTTTTGCTGCGCCGACTTTGACTGCGGCGATCGGCGGAGGATCTCCAACCCGTCGTCAAGCGTGACGTCGGACAGCCGCTTCTCGCCGATGACGGGGCAGATGTGATTATTTATCGCATTGCGATAATCGTCCCGGCGTTTCGCGCCGAGGTCTCGGGTGTTGAGGTCGTACCACGTCTTGGCGTATTGATACACGAGCGCGCCGCCCGTGCTCTCTTCCACCGCTGCTGCCAGATCGGCGGCACGGCGCGCGGCCTTTTCGCGGCACTCGGCTTTGGTTTTGCCATAAACGCTTATCGACCATTTGCCCGTTCGTGGGTCCTTGAGACGCTTGCGATACTGTTTAAGGCGCGCGTCAAAATAAAACTCCGGCGCGGCTTTTCGTGCCATGCTGCTGCCTCCTCTTGAGTTTCTGTAGGAGTTACAATGATGTGTGACAGGAAGTAAAAAAAGATAGCGAATAGGAGCGACCTGTGTTAAGGTTGAGTTGACAAGACAAAACCGAAAGGCAGGTGTACCCTATTCGCTATGAATAAAATAACACAAGACATGCGGTATAAGCAAGCAGTAATTGAGTATTCGATGAAGCATGGTGTCACAAAGGCCGCAATCCGCTACAAGACCAGCCGTCAGAATATCTATCGTTGGAAGAAGAAATATGATGGAGACATTCACTCGCTGGCAGATCGCTCCCACCGTCCCCACAGCCACCCAAAGCAGCACACAGAGGCAGAGATCACGTTGGTAAAAAACATGCGCCGAAGGAACCCACACGACGGTCTGGTAGTCTTCTGGGTCAAGCTTCGCCGGCGCGGATATACCAGATCTATCTCAGGGCTGTATAAGCTGCTGCGGCGGATCGGCGGTGCTCCGACCAAGCTGCCAAACCCGAAATATATTCCAAAGCCTTATGAGCAGATGCGGTATCCCGGTCAAAAGGTTCAGATCGATGTGAAATATGTTCCTTCTGCATGCCTTGTCGGAGAAGCGGCAGAGGATGCTAAAGAGTGCGGCGGTTACTACTACCAGTACACTTTTATCGATGAATACAGCCGTTTTCGTTATCTGGAGGCTTTCAAGGAAAAAGACACATATACCTCGACCGTTTTCCTGATGCATGTAGTGAAGAAGTTTCAATACGCCATAGAATGCGTTCAAACGGATAACGGATTTGAATTTACAAATGAGATGGGAAACAGCAAGAAAAAGCCGCCTACCCTCTTCGAGAAAACGCTTGAGCAGTTGGGAATCAAGCATAAAAAGATCAGACCGTTCACCCCGAGACATAACGGCAAGGTGGAACGCAGTCATAGAAAAGATAATGAGGAATTTTATGCGTCTCACCGTTTCTATTCTTTTGACGATTTTGCGAAGCAGCTTGCTGTACGTCAACGGGAATATAATAATTTCCCAATGCGTCCGCTCAACTGGAAGTCTCCCAGCGATGTCCTTTTTTCTTTTCCTAATGTGTAACTCATCATTGACTAACCTACACATGCTGCTGCCTCCTCTTGAGTTTCTAGCTTGCATTTTGCCGCCGCGTGTGCTATCCTGTCGATGGTGCTTCGGCACTAAGGCGTTGCCATACAACGGTAGGCGATCAGCCCCTGTACTTACGGGGGCAGCTTCTGCCCCCTGATTCGAAAGGGGGGCTGCCCATGAGCACGAACGAAGTGTTACAGCTTTGCTTAGTAATCATCGGTATTTGCAACCTGTTTATACAGGCATACAAAAAGAAGTAATCGCCGCACCCTCACAAAGTCGGCGATTACTTCAATGACAACTGGGGGCTGACCGTCAACCGGCAGCGCCTTTTTCTATGCATATTATACCGCAACGCTTGCGCCGTGTCAAGCGTTGCGGAAGATCAATCATAAACTGAGTTTACACCGTGCACGGCTTGCGCGTGGGTGAAGCCCTCGTATTCAAGTTGCTCGATCAATTCTTTTTTTGAAAAAGCCGAGTGCGACAAGTAGGACGCCGCCTTTAGCGCCGCTTGCTCTTCCCAGTCCGCGCCGCAGGTGTTGACGGCGTAGATCGCCTCGTCACGTGTGTAGCCGTGATACACGAGCTGATCTATCAGCCCCGAGCGTGAGAATGCAGAGTGAGACAGATAACTGTCTGCTTGCTTCAGCGCATTCAGCATCCCGCTTGTCACGACGTCATAAGTAACCGGGACAGCGCCCTCGTCGTAGGAAATGTCCGCCGGGACGAAATCAAATACGGCGTCATTTATCTGCGCTCCATCACGGATGTACAGCACGCTGAAATCTTCCGCGCCATCCGTATCAACGAACTGCTTATAGTTGTCTGCGTCAAAAATTCTGATGTCGACGTGCGCGCTTGACACGCCGGATTTTTCGAGGTCGCTCAAAATGTCAGCGCCTACACGCTCAAGCTCATATTTGGGCTCATACCATTCTGGTGTTTCGCCCTCTCCGGCGGCGCACAGCTGTTTTGCCAATGCGACGGTAGCATCACTCACGATAGAGATCTCAACGGTCGTTGCGCCCGAAGAATCCGTAACGGGGCGAACATAGACCTCGCTCCAGTTGCTGAGTGTGTCCTCTGCCGACTTGCACGCCTCATTGATTGCGGTTTCTTGCTGCTCAACCGGAATTGCAGCGGGGATTTCGGGCGAGGCTTCCGGCGTGGGAGACATGGAGGAGAATGCGTTGACGGGTTTAGCATTTTCGAGGCTGTTTGTGCGCGCCTCCTGTATTTGAGGCGCAAGCCCAAAATAAATAGCACCTGCGACAACAACGCTAATTAACACTTTTGTAGAGGCTCTCATATCTACCCTCCAAAATTCTAATGTGCCCATCTGGGCACATTATTTTTCGCCTTTGCGCGTCTGACGTTCGCAGATGTCGTCCACTGCCATGACGCAGAGATCCACCGCTGCCACGGCAAAGCCTGCGATCGCGATAACGCCGGAGACCGAAAACTCCCCGCGGAAAAGCCCGACCATCGGGTCAAGGCTGTCGGCCATGGTCATATACGCAATTAAAAACATTATAAAGCCGCTCATCGCGATGATGATCCGGTTTTTCTTGCGCCCGCTGCGGTCGTTTCTCTCGATCCGCGCATCCTTCATTTCGCCGACCGCAACAAGGTGCTCGTTCTCCTGCTGCGCCAGCTCCAGCGCGGCGGGATGCTCGTCGGTGACAATGTCGAAATACTTGTCCAGCGACACGCCAAGAGCGCGGCAGATCGGACCGGCGGTATTCACCGACGGCTGCTTGGCTCCGCCAAAGAAATTTTTCACCGTTTTTTCAACGATTCCCGACTTTTCGGCAATGTCGGCATAGGTCAAATGCTGCGCGTCTTTCTGCTCCCGGCACAGCTCGTAGAGCATCATTTTTTCGTCCGTTTTCCCCGCCTCCAAAGTGTTTTCCGGTTGATGTGTCCCCCTTATGGGGCGGAAAAAGCCCGCAAAAGGGTATAACATCTCCGTTGTTGGGGCTGGAAAGTCCTAACACATCAGTGCTAATATTAAGGCACAGCAGGAGATGAGCGACAGCATCAACTGCTCAGCCCTTGACGGCGGTTGCCGCCGCCGTCCGGGGCGTTTTGATACATATTTCCGTGCCGCTCTGGGCGGCGTTTATCCGTAAAAAGCACGCAAAAAGGAGGCGAGAGTATCAACGACGACAGCGAGGATCCCTTGACACAGCAGGCGCGCATCAACGAGATCTTCCGGCAGCTCACGCCGGGAAATCAGCAGAAAGCACTCACTTATTTTGCGAATCTAAAAGGAGGTGTAAATAGTCCTCAAGCCGGTCTCTGTTCTCGGGGCTGAGGGCTGTAATATCAAGCACGCTACGCTCACCGTCAGTCATGACGGTGGGCGCTTTTTCATATCCAAGAAGATCGTCAATCGTGCAACCGAAAGTGCTGGCCATGATGCTAAGGGTTTCAAAATCTGGCTCTCTACGACCGCTTTCCCAACCGCTGACGGTGCTTTGCTTTGCGTGCGTTAGCTCAGCCAATTCTGACTGCTTCATGCCAGCGGCAACGCGAAATTCTTTTATACGATTCATCTTTTACCGCCTTTTCATGCTGGTATAACAATAACCTAAACACACAAAAATTACAAGGTGACATTGCAAAAAGCGAAAAAATATAAATTTACCTCTTGACATATCCCAAAATGCGATGTATTATAATCCCGTAAAGAGATAAAATGTCGTTGCGACATATACCAAGCGGAGGAGGGACGAGGGGAAGGATGAGAAATTGCCCCAACTGCGGAGCACCAGTCAGAGGCACGCACTGTGAATACTGCGGGACGGCATTCGACCGTCAAGCGAGCGACGACGCGCCCGCCCTGAACTACATCCCTCTTCGGGATTTTCTGAGCGACAAAGGAGGTGTGAGCGCACGTGTACATACACGAGGCGATAACAAAGGCGCAGGAGGAAAACCTGTGCATAAAGCGCGAGTGCTGGGATTCGGCAAGGATAGAGTTTGAAGGTTATTATCACTTCTCAGATTGCGAGCTATACGTCAACAGAGAACGCTGGCTGCCGACGACGTTTGAGCTTGCCGCGAACGACTGGATGGTATGCGCATATCCGGAATGGACCGAGACACTGCACACCCCGTCTAAGAAAAAGCCAGAGGTCTCCCGGCTCATTGCCATCATCGCGTCATGCGTCAGTCTGCTCGTCTCCTTGGCGGCACTGCTGCTACCGTGACAGCAGCGCAATGACCGACACGACCAGAGAGCCCGCCGCCATGAGCATGGCGAAGAAGTCAACCCACTTTTCGGAGAGGTATTCCAAAAGCTCCATGCGGCGGAACTCGCTGAATTTATAGCCCTTGTGGTCAAGCTTGACACTCTTTCGATTATTCGAGCTATCGCGCTGCACGGACACGTAACCGCCGAGTTCGAGGAAGTCCATCATCGCGTTATATTCATCCCTCTGCCCATATCCTTTGGGCACAGGGTCTATCATGCTACAGCGAATTGTATTTTCCTCCTGCTCGCGGAGATAGCGCAGGAATTTAACGCTTTTGCGATCCAGCATCATCGGCAACACCTCCAACAAGGAGATATTACCACAAGTCATAAACACAAATCAAGAGGACACAGGCATGAAAGGTTTGAAGGCGCTCCGACTCGCGGCGGGGCTGAAACAGAAGGAGCTCGCCGAGAGGCTGGGCGTGACACAGGCGGCGCTTGCGCACTGGGAGGTCGGCGACAGGATGCCGAAGCTGGAACACGTGCTCAAGTGCAAGGAGATACTCGGCTGCACATACGCCGACCTCATCGACGGCGTATCTGAGGATATTTTACCAGAGGAGGAGGCGTAGTCAATGGAGCGAGGCTCACCGAATATTTACAAAAACGCGCGTCAGACTGCGGGCTTGACGCAGGAGCGCTGGGCGGAGCAGCTCGGCGTGACGGCGGACACCGTGCGCCTGTACGAGAGCGGACGAAACTACCCGTCCGACGAGGTCGCCGCGCGGATGGCGGAGGTTGCCGGTATGCCGGTGCTGGGGTACTGGCACCTGAAGCTCAAGTCCGCGCTCGCCAACGACGCGCTGCCGGACGTGGCGCGCGTGCCGCTGCCGCAGGCGGTCGTTGACCTGCTGGCGGCAATAGACACGATACAGCCGCAGGTCAAGGAACTGCTGATGATCGCGCGGGACGGCATGGTCGACGCGGGAGAGACGGAGCTTTTTGAGGACATCCTCGACGATCTTGAGGACGTAGTGACCGCGGCGCTCGCGGTCAAGTACGCGGAAAGGGGCTGATGGGGCATGGTATGGTACAGGCTTTTGGTCGGGCTGATGTTCTTCGGGCTCGGCGCGCTCGCCATCGCCATCATCCTGCACGGGGCAGAGAGCCGCTGGGAGTACTGGCTGCTGGTCGGCATCGTGCTGGGGTACATGGGGCTGGCGGTGTACTGGCTGATGATGGGGGTGCTGTGAGATGTCAAGACTTATAAAAAAGGCAGAGGCGGCGGACATGCTCGGCGTGACGGTCTACACTCTGGATCGGATCGTTGCCGAGGGCGGGCTGCCGATGTACAAAATCCGCGGGAGCTGCCGCTACTATGAGCACGAGGTGGAGGCTTATATAGCTGCGCAGAGGACGGTTCGCCGCGCGCCGCAGGCGCGACCGGCGAGCCGCCAGAGGCGGAGCAAACCGGGTGCACCCACGTGCGGCTACTACCCGGGCATGAAGGTGGTGTGATGGGATGGCAAAGACACCGACCTATCCCGGCTACTCGGGCAAAAAACGGTGGCTCGTATATCATCCGAGCCACAAGCGCCCCATTGCCGTTTTGGCGCCGACGGCACAGGCGGCGATGGTCGCCGCGGCCGGCGGCTGGGGCTGCCGCTGGCAGAGCATAGAGTTTTACAGCAACGTCAAGGTGACGCCCGCATAGATGTGCTGGCTTCAACCGCCGAGGATCTCTCGGCGGCTGATACGAGAACATTTTGAGAGGGTGGATATATGGGCGATTATACCGGTCAATGGGCGATACTGCCCGCACGGGTCAGGTACGACCGCGCGCTCCCGGCGAATGCCAAGCTGATCTATGCGGAGATAGCCGCGAAGATCAACGAGGAGGGCTACTGCTACAGTCACAACCAGTATTTCGCGGAGCGCTTTGGGCTCAAGCCGGACACGGTCAGCTCCCTGGTCAAAAAACTGGAGGACGCAGGGTACATAAAAATCGACGTGGACAAGAGCAGGGTCAACCTTGACCGCCGCCGCATCTACCTCACGGGCAAACCGTATGACTTTACCGGCGAGGGGGGTATCGGATTTAAATCCGATACCGGTATAGGACAAAAATCCGATACGGTCTCGGATTTAAATCCGAGACCAATAGAAAATAATAATTTAAAATATAATACCCCCTATAGTCCCCCAGAGGGGGACAGCGCGAGCGGCACGAAAAAGTCAAAGGACAAAAGCCGACCGCAATGGAAGCCGGAGCGCTTTGAAGGTTTTTACGACTTTTACCCCCTGCACAAGAGCCGGGTGGCCGCTGTGCGGGCGTGGGACAAGCTCCGCCCGAGTGACGAGCTGATAGACACGATCGCCCGGGCGCTGCGAGCCCAGAAGAAGAGCGACGACTGGCAGCGAGGGATAGGCATACCGTACCCGTCCTCTTGGCTCAACGGGCAGCGCTGGCGCGATGAGATAACGCCCACCGCCAGAGCGGCGGACACGGGCGGCTGGGCAGAGAGCCGGGAGGTGCTGTGATGCATACGGACGAGATAGAGCTTGGCATACTGAGCACGATCCTGCGCCGCCCGGACAAGGCGGGCGAGGCATTCGCCGCGCTGTCTCCCGCGGACTTCGGCACGGAGGCATACCGCGAGGTATTCTCCGCAATGGAGCGGCTGCACGGCAAGGGCGCGCCGATCGACGCGGTGACGCTGGAGCACGAGCTGGGAGAGACGTACAAGGTCATCATCCGGCAGATGGAGACGATCGGCATCGTCGACCTCTCCTACTACGCCGCAATGCTCAAGGATCAGCGGCGGATGGAGCTGATACAGCCCGCGGCGCTCAACGTGGCCTACGCCGAGACGTACACCGCCGCCGAGGAGGAGATGGCCAATCTCAACTCCCTCTTCGTCGACAAAAAGCACCTGCGCATCGTGTCCGCAATGGACGCGGCGTCCACATTCTGCGACCGGGCAAACGAGACGCGCCCGGAGTACCTGCGGTTTGGCATGGCGCGGCTGGACGGCATTCTGTACGTGGAGCTCGGCGACATGATGATCGTCGGCGGGTACCCGTCCAGCGGCAAGACGCTCCTCAGCCTCCAGATGGCGGCGGAGCTGGCGAAAAAGTACCGGGTAGGATTTTTTAGCCTTGAGACAAGCCCGTCGAAGCTGACAGACCGGCTGATGTGTCATCTGAGCCGGGTGCCGCTGAAAAAGATCAAGGACCGCGATCTCGGCGACGCCGACTGGCTGGCGCTGACGCGGGCGGCGGAGCAGCTCGCCGCGCTGAAGCTTGAGCTTATCGACGCGGGCGGCATGACCGTCCGGGACATCCGGGCGCTGTGCCTCAGCCGGAGGTATCAGGTGATTTTCATCGACTACCTCCAGCTGATCGCGGGGGGCGGCAAGCAAAGCCGTTATGAGACGGTGACGCAAATATCACAGGAGCTGCACAGCCTCGGGCGCGCGAACGGCGTGACGGTGATAGCCCTTGCCCAGCTCAAGCGCCCGGAGAAGGAAAAGGGCAAGCCCATCCCGCCGAGCATGGCGGACTTCAGGGAATCGGGGCAGATAGAGCAGGACGCAGACTGCGCGCTGCTGGTGTACCCCAGCGACCCGAACGATTACCGCAGTGACCGTGTGTTGTACGTCGCCAAAAACAAGGAGGGCACGCGCGCCAAGTACGAGCTGGAGTTTGACGGCGCGGTGCAGACGCTGACCGAAAAGTTCAAGAACTACCGCGAGACGCAGGCGGAGATACGCCGCGCGTCCAGGGCGGTCGCCGCAGAAAAGGCGGCGGTAGGGCAGGTCAAGTTCGAGGAGCTGACCGACGACAACGACGAGCTGCCGTTTTGAGGAGGGGCAAGATGATCAAGATAGGCGATACGCTCCGCTTTGTGCCGTCGGCATGGAGCGAGGCGGGCAAGGGGCTCGGCATCCCGCGCCCGGCATGGATGCAGGCGTCAGACGTTGAGGGCGTGGTCGAGTACATCAACGCGGCACACGGCTACTGCCGCGTCCGCTACACCGTGCGCGCGCCGTTCGGGCGCGAATGGGTCGGGCACGAATGCTTCAAGATTACACCGACGCGAGAGCCGGATGAAGCCGAGCCCTCGCGAGGGAAATACAGCGGCTGGAAAACGAAAAGAGAACCGGGAGGGTCAAAAAATGCATACTGTCGCTATCTGTAACCTGAAGGGCGGGGTCGCTAAGACGACAACCGCGATCAACGCGGCGGCGATACTCGCCGCACAGCACAAGCAGCGCGTCCTTATCGTGGACGCAGACAGCCAGTGCAACTGCACGGAATTTTTGCAGCGGGACAAAATGCACCCGCGGACGCTGGGGGACGTACTGAGGTATCGCGGCAACGATGCCGGGGCTTACGCTCTTGCTGGCACCGAGCACAGCCGGTACGCCGGGATCGACATCCTCGCGGCGGACGATAGCCTGATGGACCTCGATCTGAGCAAGGTGGAGACCGGCGACGCCTCGGCGGCGTGTCTCAGAGAGCTGGCAGCTCATGCCGAGGCTTGCCCCGACGGCAGCCCGGCGAGCTACGACTGGATGATCGTTGACTGCCCGCCAGCATTCAACGCGGCGAGCGCCGCGGCGCTCCTCGCGGCGGACGAGGTAGTAATCCCGATAAAGCTTGACGCATTCTCTTTGCGCGGCATGGCCAACGTCATGCAGCAGATCCGCAACATGCAGCGGATCAACCCCAAGCTCCGCGTCGCGGGCATCCTGCCCACGATGTGGTACCGGTCTGACAACATCGTCCGCGCCGAGCACGAACTGCGCGCCTCCGGGCTGCCGGTGTTCCCGCACATCCGCCGGACGGTCAAGGCAGACGACATGACATTCGAGCAGGAGCCGCTGATAGTATGCTCCCCGAGGAGCGCGGCGGCAGTAGACTACCGGCACTTCGTCGAGTGCCTCATCAAGGGGGTGCAGTGATGGCGACATTTGACCTCGCCAGCGTGCTCAAGGACGCCGGTGCCCAGATGGGCACGGGGCGCGAGCAGATAGAGTACATAGACATCGACAAAATCGGCGCAGACGCAAAGAACTTTTACGCAATGAGCGACATCGGCGCGCTGATGGCAAACATCGAACTGATCGGCTTGCAGCAGCCCATCCGCGTGCGCCCGAACCCGGACGCGCCGGGGCGGTACATTGTCGTCAGCGGGCACAGGCGCTTGACCGCATTCAAGCAGCTGCGCGACGACAAGGACGGCGGCGAGCGCTGGACGACCATCCCCGCCATCGTGGAGGCGTGCGCCGACAGCGCCGATTTACAGGAGCTCCGGCTTATCTACGCCAATGCCGACACTCGCAAGATCTCAGACCTTGAGCTGCGCAAACAGGCGGAGCGCGTGGAGGCGCTGTTGTACAGGCTCAAGGAGCAGGGCGTCGAGTTCCCCGGCCGCATGCGCGACCACGTTGCCGAGGCGTGCAAGATCAGCAAGAGCAAGCTCGGCAGGCTTAAACAGATCAAGGACGGTCTTGCCCCGGACATAAGCAAGGCATATTACGAGACGGGCACACTTAACGAGGCTGCGGCGCTTGAGCTTGCCAAGCTGCCGGAGGACGTGCAGCGAGAGATAATCAACCGTGCGCGGAACTTGTATACCGGACACGTGTCGCGGCTCGGTGCGGTGCTGACCAAGCTCATGGGAGAGGACATTCTGAGACTGCGGGATCTCGACTGCCGTAAGTGTGCAGGCGGCGGCGAGTGTATCAACCAGTCGAAGATACTGGACAAGCTCTACTCTCAAGGTTACCGCGGATATGCTTACTGCGGGCACGGCTGCTGTGCCACCTGTCCTGACCTCGTGTTCTGCTCAAAGAGCTGCCAGCGGATGAAAGGAAAAAAAGACAAGCTCAGAGCTGACGCGAAGACCGACAAGGCGGCGAAAAAGGCGGCGGTTGTGGCTGAAAACTTCGCCACAATCAGAAGAATCCGAGACCTCTGGCAGCGGATGAACGCGGCGTGCACGGCGCAGGGTGTGGACTTTCTAGAAATGAGTGAAGAATGCAAGCTGAATGGGGTCAGCTTTTCAGCCCCGGACTATCTCTCCGGGAAGTGTATTGACAGTATCAGCGTTCCGACGCCATTCGGCTACGGCGTTGACGTTTCCAGCGTGGACAGACTGATCTCAGTAGCGGATGCGCTTGATGTGTCGCTGGACTATCTCCTCGGGCGGACGGATGAGATGAGGATGGGAGGTGACGACGATGCCTAAGCGCAATGCGCTGATGGCGCGCATAGAGAAGCAGGCGCTGCAATATGCCCACGCGGCGCGGCTGCTGGAGATCGGATTCTGCACCGACATCGCGACTATCGCCCTCGGTCGCCTCGGCTGGGGCGAAAAGCGGCTGACCGAGTTTGAGGCGGCATTCTCCGCCGCCTACAATGAGTATGACGCTCTCCGCGAGGAGGACGGCAGCGACGACCGGGAGCAGGCTTATTATAAAGCCTGCCTCGACCGCGAGATAAAACAGTACGTAGGCAGTAAATTCGTGTCGTTCGACGAGCGGCACCCGGAATTGAAAGGAGGATGAGCCGAGCGCCGTGAGGGTCGAGGGCGACTATCACGGAGGAAATATGCAAAAAAAACTGATCAAGTCGGCGGGCCCGCTGGTCGCCGAGGCACTGTACAAGCCGCGCACCGCACCGACCGGGCGCGGACGCGGGCGGAAGTCAAATCCCACGAACGAGATGCAGAGGATCGTCAACGATAAGCTGTCATGGCAAAAGCTTAAGTGGCTGCTCGCCGCGAATTTTATCAAGGGCGACATCGTCGGCTGTCTGACATTTGACGACGACCACCTGCCCGAGACGCGCAAGCAGGTGACAAACAAGCTTGGATGGTTCCGCCGGAAGGCGGAGGCGGCGCGCCGGGAACGTGGGCAGGAGCTGGTGATGTTCTGGTCGATCGAGCACCGGCACGGTGACGGGCGCTGGCACATCCACATCGTGGCCAACGCCACGGGCGGAGAGGACTACGCCGAGCTGCACCGGCTGTGGGGGCAGGGAGAGACGGAGTTCGCCGCGCTGCGCGTGGACGCCAAGCGCAACTATGAGACGCTGGCGCGCTACATGTGCAAGGAGGCGCGCGAGAAGGTCGGACAGAGATCATGGAGCTACACACGCAATGTTAAAAAGCCGGAGACCGAGAGCTTCTGGGTACCGGATGATACGACGCTGCGCGTGCCGAAGAACACGACGGTATTTAAGGACGTGCGCGCGAAGGGCGAGTATCAGTATATAGAGTTCGCATATGACAACGCGCTCCGCCGCCGCAGACGCTCACCGAGGCGGCGCAGGTAGGCGAGGCTGTGCCCATCTGGGCACGAGGAGAATGTACTTTTTATTTTAATTTTTCTGGCTTGAAACCTGTATTATTTTTAGACAAGAGGAGGCTAAACATATTGCAAACACTCAACAAATCGTGTATAATGCTAACTGTAAGGAACGGGTTTCTTGTGTGCCCGACCTGCCGGCGGAATCGGCATTTGATGAAGATCCCGCCGGACGCCGCGGCAGTCAACCTTTTGGTCTACTGCCCGGACTGCAAAACCGAACATCGGATAGACATCCGAGAGGGTCAGTGCTTTGAGAGCCGGAGCCAATGACAAGCGCAATGCGTGCGCTGTGTTGTTGGCTCCGGCTCTTTTGATTTGCTCGGACGATGGAGGTGATAGCCCATGGCGAGCAAACCATTGAGACCATGCAACCATGCAGGGTGCGGCGTACTAACGCGCGAGGGCTGGTGCCCCAGGCACAAGCCGCGCGAACAGCGCAAGGCGAGCGCGGGGTATCACGGCTGGTACATGCTGCCCATCTGGACGGAGAGGCTGCGCCCGGCACAGCTCCTGCGGGAGCCGTTCTGCCGGGAGTGCGCGCGGCAATATCCGCCGAGTGATCCGCGCCATCGCACACCGGCGACGGTCGTCGACCACATCATTCCGCATCGAGGTGACTGGGATGTGTTCACCGACCCGGACGATCTGCAAAGCCTCTGCAAGCGCCACCACGACATCAAAACTGCGCAGGAGCAGCGCGATAAGCGACGTTTTTGACGCCGTTTCCGCTGCTGAGGCTACGTCCGCGCCCAAGCGTCGCGGCCGCGCGAGTGCGAGCGCGTCGCCCGCGCGATTCAAGACCACCCCCCACCCCGAAAAAGTTTTGGAGGGGGGCGCCATTTACCGCCGCCCCCCTCTCGTGTGCAAAAAAGTCCCTGATCAAAATTTGAGGAGGTGAGCCATGTGCCGCCGAAAGCCAAGCGAATCGAGAATATGACCAAAAACATGACGCTCGCCGAGGAGCAGGCCCGCATCGAGGCGGAAGCCGCGACCATCCCCCAGCGCGAGACGCTGAACATCGTGCCGCCCGCCTACGTGGCCAAGGGCGACCGCGCCGCGCTGCGTTACTGGACGCAGGTGCTTGACCGACTCGCCGCGGCAAACGTGGAGCTGCTGGACGATCTCGACAGCGAGGTGCTGGGGCTGTACTGCTCTATGCTCTCTCGACGTGACCGCACCTGCAAAATGTACAAAAAGCTCGCGAGCCTCACGAGGACCAAGGGGCTCGACGTGGCGGAGCTGCTCGACCTGACGGCGCAGATGCAGGATCTTGACAGCCAGCTGCGCAGTCAGGAGCGGCTGATACTCCAGTACGCTGACCGGCTCGGGCTGACGCCCGCGAGCCGCGCGGGGCTTGCCAAAAAGAAGGCCGCCGAGGCGGCGGACGATCCCGACGCGGATCTCTTCGGCTGATGCCGATGCGGAGACAGAGCGGGCTGCACCATCCCGCGGCGGTCTACGCAAAGCAGGTGACGCAGGGCAAGCTGCGTGCCATGTGCTGCCCAGCGGAAATACAGGCGTGCGAGCGTTTCCTACGCGACCTCAAGCGGCAGAACACCCCGGGATTTCCGTACATCTTCGACACGACCCGCGCCGACCGCATCATCCGCTGGTTCGGGCAGTGCCGTCAGGTGCGCGGCGTTGAGAGCGGGCAGCCGATAGAGCTTCAGCCGTGGCAGGTGTTTGACCTGAGCAACGTGTATGCCTGGGTCAACGCCGACGACGGCGCGCGGCGGTTCTCCCGCACGTACAACAAGCGAGCCCGCGGAAATTTCAAGAGCACCGAAAAGTCCGGACAGTGTCTGTACCACATGTGCGGCGACGCGATGTACCCGCCGTATCATCCGGAGCTGGCACGCTTTGAAATGCTGCCGGAGGTGGAGTGTGCGGCTGTCGACCGCACGCAGGCCAAGCGAGTTTTCGGCGACGCAAAAGCCATCGCCCAGGCATCGCCCGCCATCGCGAAGCGGCTGAACATCCCCAAGGCAAACCCCGTGACGCACAAGACGCGCGGCGGCTGGATGCGCGCCCTGTCCAAAGACACGAAGAACAAGGATTCCGGTGCGCCGACGTACTTCGTCGTCGACGAGTACCACGCGCACCCGACGTCCGACATCTACGACATCGGGCTCAACTCCTTCGGCAAGCGCCCGCAGGCGCTGCTGGACGTGATAACCACCGCGGGCGACGACGCGCAGAGCAAGCCGTGCTACCGCGAGGAGGAGTACGCCAGGCGCGTACTGAGCGGGGAGGTCGTCGACGAGACGTATTTCGTGATGATCCGCGAGCTGCCGGAGGGCGTCGATCCGCATGACAAAAGCCTGTGGGTCATGCCGAATCCCTGCCTGCGCTATCCCAACGCTTACAGCAAGTACCTCCTCAAGGAGATCGAGAGCGAGTACAACGCGGCGTATGGATCGAAGGACCCGGACAAGATACGGCAGTTTCTGACGCGCCGTATGTGCCAATGGCAGACCGGCAGCGTCAACCGCTATCTCGACGAAGAGCAGATGCGGCTCGCCCGCGCGGCGCAGATCAGCGCCGAGGAGTTTGCCGCGCTGACAGACGGGCGCGAGTGCTACGGCGGGTTTGACCTCGGCAAGCGCGTTGACCTCACGGGCGCGGCGGCGGTGTTTTTGCTGGACGATGACCGCGTCGCGATCAAGGCCGCGGGCTTTATGCCCGAAAATCAGGCGGCGCGCCACATGAAGAGCGACCGCGTGCCGTATCTGGCATGGACGAAGACCGGGCACTGCATTCTCACCCCGGGCGACGTGACGGACAACAGCTATGTGGAAAACTGGTTTTGCGAGAACGAGCGCAAACACGGCTGGCAGATTCAGCACGTCGGCTACGACGGGCATAACGCGACGGACCTCGCCATCAAGATGTGCACCGACCGCAACAACGAGGATTTTACTGTCGAGATCCGGCAGACATGCGCGGGGCAAAACCTCGCGACGAAGGAATTCAGGACAATGCTGCTGCAGGGGCGCGTCGTGCTGGAGGAAAACCCTCTCGTTATGTGGTGCCTGGCGAACGCGAATGAGGTCAAGGACAACTACGGCGATATTAAGCTATCAAAGCGGCACAAGGACGACACCGAGCGCATTGACCCCGTGGCCGCGGCGATGAACGCGCTGGGGCTCGCGCTGATCAGACGCGACAGCCCGACGCTCGCCGATCGTATAGACGAAAACTGGACATTATGAGATGTGCCCATCTGGGCACGGGAGGCAAATATGGCAACACTGTTTGTGATCCTCGGCGCGGCGGCGATGACCGCCGGGGTCGCGCTGCTGAGCATACCCGCGGCGCTCATCGTCGGCGGGGTGCTGCTGATAGCCGCGGCGGCGCTGATGATTAAGGGAGGTGATGGCGACACATGAGCAATCCACTTGTGCGCGGCATCCGCGCAACGCTGGGCGGCGCGCCGCCCCACATCCGAAACGACACCACCGTTGCGACGCTCGCCGCGGCGGGCTACCCCATGGGGGACGCGGTGACATCCTCTGCCGCGTCGAACGCGATGAAGCTGTCCGCCGTCAACCGCTGCATTGAGGTGCTGTCGGACAGCATCGGCAAGCTGCCGGTGTACGTGATGGACAGGGAGACGCGGGAGCGCGTTGACCACTGGCTCAACGACCTTTTGACTGTCCGCCCGAACGAGGCGCAGACGCCGACGGCGATGAAAAAGATGGTCGAGGCGAACGTGGAGTGCACCGGCAACGGCTACATCTGGATCAGCCGCGACCCGGCGACGCTGCGTCCGCGGGAGCTGATCCCCGTGCCGGGTGAGCTTGTGACCCCATGGCTGGACACGGAGGGGCACGTCTGGTACAGCGTGATACAGCCCTTTACCGGCGAGCCGATGGCCGTGCACCGGATGGACATGGTGCACATCATGGGCTACTCCCGCAATGGGTGGCAGGGCATCAGCACTCTCCAGCGCGCGAGCGAGACCATCGGCGCGGCGCGCGCCGCCCAGCAGTATAACTTAAACTACTACGTCAACGGCGGACAGCCCGCGGGCGTGCTGCAAACCGCGACCGATCTGAGCGGCACGGTGACGACGACCATCAACGGCGAGGAGGTCAAGATCTCCAAAAAGGAGCTGCTGCGCCGGGACTGGGAGAAGCGTCACGCAGGCCCCTCAAACGCCGCGCGGATCGCAATACTCGACTTCGGGCTTGAGTACAAGCCCATCGCCGTGAGCAACCGCGACGCGCAGTTTGTGGAGCAGACCGAGCTGAGCGTGCAGGACATCGCCCGATTTTTCGGCGTACCGCTCTATAAGCTCCAAGCCGGGAAGCAGAGTTACAGCAGCAACGAGCAAAACGCCATCGAGTACGTCGTTGGGACGCTGCACCCCAAGGTGACAGCCTACGAGGAGGAGCTTGTCTATAAGCTCCTGCCGCCGGGCGAAACGCGGCGCTACCGCGTGCGGATGAACATGATGGCGGAGCTGCGCGGCGACTACGCCAGTCGCGGCACATGGTACCGCGTGATGCGCGAGATCGGCGCGTACAGCGTCAACGACATCCGCGCGCTGGAGGACCTGTCCGACGTAGAGGGCGGCGACGACCGCTACGCATCTCTCAACTATGTGCCGCTCGCCGCGTGGGAGCGGCTGAGCGAGAATCGAAATCAAGGAGGCGATACGAATCAGACTGACACTCAACGGGACAGTAGTCGCGGACGATGATCTGTGGCTGTACGACTACTTCGGCATCACGGCATTTTCTCCCCTTGCCGTGCGCAATGCCCTCCGGGGCAACACCGACGATGAGCTTGTCGTGGAGGTCAACAGCGGCGGCGGCAGCGTGTTCGCGGGCTTTGAGATATTCAGCCTGCTGCGCGGGGCGAGCTGCCGCACGGTGGCGGTGGTGCAGTCGCTCGCGGCGAGCGCGGCAAGCACGATAATATCCGGCTGCGGCACGGTGCAGATGTCGCCGGTGGCGCAGATCATGCTGCACCTGCCAGCGATTTCGACCTCCGGCAACCGCGACGACCACCGCGAGAGCATCAAGCTGCTGGACAGCATCACCGAATCTATCCTCAACGGTTACGAGAGCAAGTGCCGCGGCAAGGCGACGCGCGAGAGGCTGGCACAGCTGATGCGCGCCGAGACATGGATCCCGGCGCAGGACGCCGTGGAGATGGGGTTGGCCGACGAGATACTCTACCAGGACGATGCGTCAGCCGCACTGCCCGGCGACATCGTCAACGCCGTGGGCAGCAGCATTCGAGGACTTGTCAACGGCGCGGCCCTGCCCAGTGCGGCGGAGCTGCGCGCCAAGTACGCCGAGCTTGTCGCCCGCGGCGCGACCCCGGCGGACGGGCACCCCGTCCTTGACCCTGCCCCGGCCATGACATGGCGGGACGAAGCCCGCCTTGAAATTGAAAAGAACAGATATTAAGGAGCGTGAAAAAATGAATCTCAAACAGATGCTCATTGACCTCGCGGCGACGAGAACCGCCGCGCTTGACCGCGCGACTGCCGCATACGAGGCAAGCAACCAGGCAGACTACGCCTCCGCAATGCAGGAGGTGGACAACCTCAACGCGGAGATCGACCGCGTGAACAACCTCGTGCGCGAGCAGGAGCGCCGCGTCATCGAGAACGCGCCGACCGGCGCGGAGGCGCGCGACATCGCCGAGGAACGCGGCAACATCCTGCGCAACCACGGCGTGGTGCAGTTTTCCACGCTGGACGTGCTGCGCGGCATACGTAACGCGACGACTCTCGCCACCGGCACGATCGTGGAGCCATCCGGCGCTGGCACGGACATCCGAGACCTCATCGGCACCAACCCCAGCTCCATCGTCAACCAGGTCTTTGTGCAGAGCATGACCGGCATGGGCAGCTTCAGCGAGCCCTACGTGATCAGCGAGACCGACGCCAAGACCGGCAAGGTCACGACCAACGCGGGCAAGGCGCGCACCGCCTCCGCCGACCCGACGTTTGGGGTTGCCAGAATCAACCCCTACGAGATGAACGTGACGAGCTACGTTGACCGCAACATCAACCGCCTCAGCCCCGCGGACTACTACGGCAAGATATACGGGATGGCGATGCGCGCCATGTACCGCAAGCTGGCGGAGCTGATCGTCAACGGCGACGGGCAGGCGACGCCCGACATGTACGGCATCAAGACCGCGAAGAACGCGGCGGGAGCTGCCATATACGCGACGGAGAACATCAGCGCCATCGACGAAAACCTGCTCGACACGCTGTACTTTGCCTACGGCAGCGACAGCGAGATCGGCGCGGGCGCGAGGCTGTACCTGACCAAGACCGACCTCAAGGCCATCGGCAAGATACGCAACGCTAACAAGGAGCGCGTCTTTAAGGTCATCCCCGACGCGGGCAACCCCAACACCGGGCGCATCGAGGACGGCGGCAACAGCGTGCCGTACTGCATAGTATCGTCGCTGACCTCCCTCTCCGGTGCGACCGCGTCCAGCTCCGCCGATATACAGACCATGCTCTACGGCGATCCGCTCAACTACGAGCTGGGTCTCTTCGGCGACTACTCCATCCGTGTCGATGAGAGTATCAAGGGCGAGGAGCGCATGCTGACCATCCTCGGCGACGCGATGGTCGGCGGAAATATCATCCGCCACAAGGGCTTTGTCATCGCGACGCTGCCCAAGACCGCGAGCGGCGGCTGAGAATGGCGAGCGTGAGCGCTGACCGCCTCGCTGCGTGCAAGGCGTATATGCGCGTGGACGGCGACGCGGAGGACACCCTCATCGCGTCGCTGCTCACGGGCGCGGAGGAGTATCTGACCGGGGCGGGTATCTACCGCACGGCGGACAACGCCGCGCGGTATGACATCGTGGTGCATGGGCTGACGCTGTACTACTACGACCACAGGGACGCGGTCGGCACGGAGGCAGAAATGCCGCGCGGGCTGCGCCCGGTGATCAACCAGCTCAAGCTGGACGCGGAGGCGCAGGTCGTTGCCGACAGCTACGAGGAGGACAACGATGACTGAGCTCAACGTAGATGCGGGCGCGCTGGACAAGCGCATTGAGATCATCCAGCGAGTGCAGACCCACGACGCCGCACGGTACGCAACCACGGAGGACAAGCCGATCCAGCGCTGCTGGGCGCAGTTCACGCGCCAGAGCGGGACGGAGAGCCTTCGGCAGGGGGCGGATCTCGGCACGGTCAAGGTGCGCTTCCTCATCCGCACGCCGCCGGTCGAAATATCCCGGCTGTACCTCATCAGGTACAACGGGGACACGTACAACATCACCTACGTCAACCAGTACGGCGACCGGGGCGGGTTTACGGAGATCCTCGCGGAGCTGCGCGAGCTGGGGGGTGCGTCATGAGCCTCAACGCGGCGCTTGTGGCGGCGGTCGGGCCGATCGTGCCGACCGTGCGCCCCGACAGCTACATCCCCGCGCCCGGCGAAGAGCCGGACGAATACTGTACCTACAACCGCGCGGAGTACCCCCGGCTGCACGCTGGCGGCGCGCCGCGGCGCATCGTGTACCTCTATCAGCTGCACTATTATCTCCCCCCCGGGCGCAACCCGGAGGGGAAGCTGAAAGGCCTCAAAAGGGCGGTATTTCTGGCGGGGTTTACGTTCCCGACGGCGGAGGACGCGAGCGACGGCGACAGCCAACACTGGGTGCTTGAGTTCGAGGGCAGCGAGGCGGTGGACTATGGCTAAATTTTTGGCGCAGAGCATCGACAAGCTCATGCTCGACATGGCGGCGCTGGAGGCGATACCCGACAGCGTCGTCGATAAAATGCTCAGGTCCTCCGCCGACATCGCCCTGCGCGCCATGACCGCCAACCTCGAAAAGCTCGGTCTCGTAGACACGCGGCAGCTGCTCGGCAGCCTTGTCTCCGTGCAAAAACGGAGCAAGGACAACAAGCTCTACTACCTCATTTACCCGCGCGGGACGCGCAAGGATATGTACGTCGGCGCGAAGCTCCGGCGCGTGAGCATCAAGGGACGGCGCAAGGGCGGTCAAGCAATAAAGATGACCAACAACGATGTCGGCTTCGTGCTTGAGTTCGGTGCGCCTCGGCGGAACAAGAAAGCCTATCAATGGATGCGCACCGCCCTTGAGGGCTGCGCCGACCAGATACTCGCCGTGCAGACGCGCATCTATGACGACTGGCTAAAATCGAAAGACTTGTAAAAAGGAGTGTGACAAATGCCCGACACTGCAACTCTCAGCAAGAATGAATACATAGTATACGGTCTGCGTGACTTTTATGCGGGCGTGTACAACTACAACACCGAGACCGGCACGATCAGCTACACCGACTGCGCCGCCATCGGACACGGCATCACGGCAACGCTCGGCTTCAGATTTGCCGAGGGTCGGCTCTACGCCTCCGGCGTGCTGCGCCGCTTCAAGCGCAAGCTGACCGGCGGCAGCGTGTCCTTTGGCGTGGACGCGCTGAAGCTTGAGATGCAGAAAATGCTTTATCAGGCGCAGGAGACCGAGGTCAAGATCAAGGTCGGCACGGCGCAGACCGAAAAGACCGTCAAGAATATCGGTTACGGCGAGACGACGCCGGGACATCCTGTCGGCTACGCCTACTATGCCCCCGCAGATGATAACGATTCTGACGACAGCTTTTTCTGCGTTTTCGTCCGTAAAGCTCAGTTCGGTCCGCCCGAGACGACCTACAACACCGAGAATGACAGCATCACGTGGGTCACGCCCACGACGACCGGCGAGTTCATGGCACCTGATCACAGGACCGGCACGCCCGCGCCGCTGATGATCGAGCAGACCGAGGTGGACACCGAGGAGGAGGCCGTCGCCTGGTGCAAGGCCATGCTCGGCATGACGACCTGACGGAGGGCTGTGCGATGGATATAAGACCGAAAGAGCTTGATTTCACCCTCGGCAGCGAGACCTATGCCCTGCGCTGCAACTTTGCCGTGCTGTCAGATGTGGACTATGTCTACGGCGGGGTCAAGAACGCCCTCAACGCGGGCAGCTTTTACTGTGCGCTCACGTTCTTGACCGCGATGATCAACGACGCGCACCGCCGCGACGGCAGCAAGACGCGCTACACCACGGCGCAGGTCTCCGCAATGCTGGAGACGGACTACCACGGCACGGCCGTCGATCTTGTCAACGAGGTCAACGCGCTTGTGTTCGCCGCCGTGCTCGGCAGCAAGGCTGCCGCCGACAACACAGACGACTCCGCCGCCGAGGCGGCGGAGGAGGATACACCAAAAAACTGACCGGCGAGGGGCAGGAGCTTGACTATGCCCTGCCCCTCGCCGTTTGGCTCTCCCGCTTTAACGGGTCTGAGCACGATTTTTGGGACAATATGTCTCCGGCGCGGCTGGACGCGCTGTGCGAGGCGCTTGCCCCGCCCGCGCCGGAGCCTGTGCCCAGATGGGCACCGCCGCCCCCACCCAGGGGCGCGCCGAAACAGAAGAGTTTGAGAGACTTTTTTAAGGGGGTGACGTTTTAATGGCACAGCGAAAAATATCCGCCAAGCTGGAGCTGACTGGTGAACAGGCGTATAAAAATGCCGTGAAGGAGATCAACAGCTCGCTCCGCGTCCTCAACAGCGAAATGAAGCTCACCTCCGCAGAGTTTGCCGAGAACGCCGACAGCGTGGAGGCGCTGCGCGCCAAGTACGACGTGCAGGAGCGGCAGGTGCTGACGCTCCGGGAAAAGATAGAGACCCTTGAAAAGGCGCTCCGAGACAGCGCCCAGGCATACGGCGAGGCGGACGAACGCACGAAGAGCTGGCAGGTCAGCCTGAACAACACCCAGGCGGAGGCAGCCCAGCTCGGCAACGCGATGGACGCCACGGCGGAGCAGATACAGGCGCTTGAATCCGCCGAGGAGGACGCGCAGAACAGTACCGATAAGCTCGGCGACACGATAAAGGACACTGAGCCCAAGACCGTGGAGCTGGGCGACGCCGTCGGCACGGTGAGCAGCAAACTAGGAATAGATCTGCCCGACGGAGCAACGAAGGCTTTGAATGGGCTGGGCGGCGTAAGCGCTGGTGCCGTCGCCGCGGCGGGCGCTGTCGCCGGGCTTGTCGTCGCCGCTGTTAAGGCAAAAAACGCCCTCGACGAGATGACGCTGGAGAGCGGACAGCGGGCGGAGGAGCTGCTGAAGCTTTCGAGCGTGTCCGGCGTCAGCGCCGACGCGCTGCAAAAGTTCCAGTATGCGTCTGATTTCGTGGGCGTCAGCTCGGACACTCTCACGGATTCGCTCAAGGACCTGACGAAAAACATGGCAGACGCCGCAAACGGCAACGAAGAGTATGCCGGAAAATTCGATGCTCTCGGCGTCAGCATCACCAACACAGACGGCAGTCTTCGCGACAGCTACGACGTGTTCCTCGACGTGATAGACGCTCTCGGCGAAATGGGCAACACGACCGAGCGCGACGCGGCGGCGATGGGACTGATCAACGAGAGCGCACAGCAGCTCAACCCCCTCATCGAGGAGGGAACGGACGCGCTGCGCGCCTACGGCGACGAGGCGGAGCGCATGGGCGCAGTGCTCAGCGAGGATGACCTTGAGGCGCTCAAGGCTGTGGACGACGCGCAGAACCGGCTGAAAAAGACGCAGGAGGCAGTGACCGACCAGATCAGCCTCCAGTATGCGCCGCACATGGAAAAGGCGTTGAACAAGTCCGCCGAGCTTGTCGAATCTCTGGGTTCGGAGCTCGTCGAATCCGGCATCGTGGACAGCTTCGGGCAGCTGCTTGAGTTCGCTGTCGAGCTCTTCGAACCAATCGAGTCGCTGGCGAGCGCGGCAATCCCGGCGCTCGGGACGGCGTTTGACGCCCTGCGCGGCACAGTGGCGTGGATCCTCGACGCGAAGGACGTGCTTGTCGGGCTGCTGACGCTTGATTTCGGTAAAATCGGCGTCGCCCTGGGCTATGGCATGAACACGACCGGCGAAATGTCGCACATGCAGCAGGCGAAATACGGCAGCCAGCGCGCCAGCGCGGGCGGCTGGGTGCAGGACGCGAGCGGCAAGTGGGTCGCGAATGGCTACAACGCGGGCGGCACGGACTACTGGCGCGGGGGCATGACCCGCGTGGGCGAGACGGGACCGGAGACCGTGTATCTGCCGCAGGGCGCGCAGATACGCACCGCGCAGGAGACCCGCGGCGAGCACGCCACGGTCGTCATAGAAAACATGACCGTTGACGCTAGCTCCCTGCAATCAATGCAGGACATCATAGACTTTTTTGACAATCTTGAGCGATACAGCCGAATGGGGGTGACGTGATGAGCGAGACGGTGACTTTATACCCGACTGCGTCAGTTAAAATATCCGGGCAGGATATTTATTATCGCGAGCAGGGCTCCGGGCAGGTCGTCCTCCAGGGCGGTTATCTGCACAGCATCGTCTGTAATGGCTTTACCGTTCCTGCCTCAAAGCTGTACAGCCCCATCACCAATGCGGCTGTCGCCGCATACGGGTACGGCGTTGAGGTCTCTGGCTGGGGCGCGCCGGAGTGCGAATTCCGCGCGTTGAGCGCGCCAGTGGACGTATCATCGCTTACCTATGCGTCGCTGCCGGGGGTCGATTACATCGGGTTCGGACGGTTCGCATCGTCCGGCGGCTATGTCACTTGCGACATCGCACCGGCTTATTTCACCTATAAAATACGCCGGATACTCGACAACGGTCTTCTGTACTGCTTAAAAGATGAGAGCACGCCGTATGACGACGCATACTGGACAGCCTACGTGCAGACAGCCTATGGCAGCAGTAAACCGTATCTGCGGCTTGAATTTGGCGATGGGCAGTGTCATAAAATCGCCGACAGTACATCCCCGCGAACGGGAGCCCGCTGCAACCGTGCGATTGCCCAGATGTTTGATGTGAAGCTCAAAAGCAGCGTTGACACGAGCTATAGGACGCCCGATGTTGCAAGCATCAAGCTGCACCTTCGAGCCAAGGGCGCGACGGCATACACCGAGGTGGACTTCGGCACGGAGACGAGCAAGGCGGTCGCGGGGAATCTGCTGCCCGAGGGGGCTTTTGAGTATCAATTCTCCGTGACGGACGCCCTCGGCTACACCAGCACGTCCGACTGGGTGGAGCTGTCCTCATATGTCAGCATCACGACGTCGCTCAGCCCCGCAGATGGGGCGTTTCTCGACCGCACGAAGCCTCAGCTCTTCAGCTGGACGACGGTTGACGGTGCAGTCATCACGAAGCTGCGCCTCCGGGTAAAGGACGCGGCGGAATACACTGAGTACACCGTGGCAAACAGCGCGGACGGCTACACTCTCGCCGAAAATGTCATGACGAGCGGCGAGTATGAGTGGGCGGTCGCTGGCAATGACCAGTACGGCAACAGCTGGGTGACGGAGTGGCGCGCCATTGACACCACGGATGCTGTGCCTTCTTCCGCGCCGGTCTCACCTATCGGCACAATTGTTGACAACGACAACCCCGTCGCGTTTGCGTGGCAGCACATCATCTCCACGGGGTCGGCGCAGACCAAGGCCGACCTGCAAAAGAGCACCGACGGCGAGGCGTGGACCGACCTTGTGACTGTGACCGGCGCGGAGACCGAGACCGTCATCGCGGCAGGAACGCTCGCAAGCGGCACATGGTGGTGGCGCGTGTGCACGTACAACCTCGACGGCGTTGCCGGGACGTGGAGCGCCGCTGCGCAGTTTGTCGCTGTCGGGTCTCCCCGTGCGCCGCGGCTGACCGTCAAAAACGCGAGCCCAAAGCCAATCATAGAGTGGCAGGCGAACGAGCAGGAAGCATACGAGCTGACGCTCGACGGGGAGAAGACCACTGCCTACGGCTCGCTGAAGCGCTGGCAAAGCCCGAAGTACCTCACGGACGGCGTACACACTGTGAGCGTGCGCGTGCAGAACAGCTACGGACGTTGGAGCCAGCCCGGCACGGTCGAGCTGACTGTCGTCAACACGTCAGGAGAAAGCATACAGCTTACGGCACAGGGCGAGGGCGCAGCGGTGCGGCTGACGTGGAACGTCGGCGGGTATGACTATTACCTTGTGTACCGCGACGACGTCGCCGTCGCGCGGGTGACGGAGACGGAATACCTTGACTATCTCTCCTGCGGGCTGTGCACCTACAAGGTGCGCGGGTGCTACCCCGCGAGCAACAACTACGGCATCAGCGATCCCGTGATAGTTGAGGTCTATCCTCGCTGCCCGGTCATCATCGACGTGGAAACGCGCGCGGCGCTGTGGCTGGAGCTGAGCGAGCAGCAGCACCGCACATACGGCATGACGCGCGCCCGACAGGCGACTAGCTATCACATCGTCGGGCAGGCGCGCCCGTCGGTCGACGTGAGCGAGTTTCTGGACGAGACGCTGACGGTCTCTGCGGCATTCTGGGCGGATGACCGCGCCGGGATGAGGGCTTTGGAGGCGCTCCTCGGGCGCGTGGTGTGCCTGAAGACCGACAGCGGTGAGATGGCGATCGGTGTTCTGACATCGACGACTAAGACCGTTGATATGTTTTACACGAGTTATCAGCTTTCCGTGACCAACACGGAGCTTGAGGAGGAGGTGCGCGAGTGATCAGAACCGTCGAATACAGGATCAAGGCGCTGCGCAATGGGGCGTATCTCAGCGAGATGCGCTGGGACAGCGCACAGGCGCCGTCCATCTCCTGCCGTGCGTCCGGCGCGCTGAAGACCTCGTTCTCCGCGACGCTGCTGCCCGCCAGGGCGGGCGAGCCGGAGATAAACTGGCTGAGGGATGAGCTTCAGCCCTGCATCATCATCGACGGGGTGGAGACCCCGCTGGGCATCTTCCGCCCGACGGACACCAGCGCCCAGCGCAAAAGCTACGTCACCTCCACCGCAGTCACCGCCTACGACCGCGGATGGGTCGTGCAGACGACTAAGACGGAGACGCTGCTGCATCTCTCGGCAGGCGACGGGTACATCGACGTCATCAAGCGGCTGCTGCTGACGTGCGGGTTAACGCTTGTGCTGGCGGACGCCTCGTCCGCCGTGCTGCCCGCCGACCGCGAGGACTGGCAGATCGGCACGAGCTACCTGACGATCATCAATCAGCTGCTCGGCGAGATCGGTTTCAATCCCCTCTGGTTCGACGCGGATGGGCTGGCGCATTTACAAAAGTACGCCGCACCCAGCGCCGCCGCGATCAAGCGCTCATACAGCGCGCGTCATGGGCTGACGCTGCGACCCGTCGCCCCCGGCTACACGGAGACGACGGACGTCTATAACGCGCCCAACGTGTTCGTGTGCATCTGCGACAACGCCGACCGCTCCGCCGTGCTGACGGCGACGGCGGAAAATAAGAGTTTCGGCGCGAAGTCAATCCTCCAGCGCGGGATGCGCATAGTGCAGACGGAAAAGGTCACGCAGATCGCGGATCAGACCTCGCTGCAAGCTTACGCCGACAAACTGCGCGATCAGAGCCTCATGGGCACGAGGGAGCTGACGTTCACCGTGCCCGCGGAGGCGGGGCACGGCGTGGGCGACATTATAAGCATCGAGCACCCGGACGTGGGCGGCATCTATGAAGAGACGGGCTGGAGCTACAACCTCGCGGCGGGCGCGTTGATGACCATCAAAGCGAAAAGGACGGTGATACTGTGATAGGCGACCCGAGCTTAATACTCAACTCTCAAAACCTCGCCGAGCCGGAATTCCTGACAGCGACGGTCGCGGCTGTAACGATTACCGGGCTGACGCTGATTTTCCCCGGACAGACCGAGGCAAGTCAAAAGACGTATCGGTGCAACTCCGCCTACAACTTCTGCCCCGGCATGAGGGTGCGGGTCAAGTATGATTCCGGCACGTACCTCGTCGAGTACCCCATCGGCACGCCGTCGATCTACCGGCGCGTGACTTTTCAGTACAACAAGCAGGCCAACGGCGCGGTCACGTGGGGCGACGACAAAATTTCGGTGAGCTTTACAAACACCAACTATTCCGGTGTGGACATCCGCACGGCCAATCCGATCGACCTCACAGGGATAAGCGAGATACGGTATCTTATCAACTGGACGGCGTTCTCGGACAGCCACGGCATATACCTCGGCGCGGTCGCGGAGAAGTTGAGCGGCGACACGGTCGATCCATGGGACAGCTATTTCTCGGCGCTGACCAAGCTGACGAAAAAGGATCTCGGGCGCAGAATCCACACGGTCGATGTGTCCGCTCTCAACGGGGAGTTCTACATCTGCACGCATGCCTATTCGCAGACCTACGACATCGAGCGGATAGAGATCAATTGAGGAGGAATACTCAGTGTTCACGATTATTCAAGGCGACGCCTACGACATCGGCATCGTCATCCGTGCGGAAAGCGCGGCGCTCAGTGCGGCGGATATACGGCAGATGCGCGTCGCCCTAGGCGGCACGGTCAAAACCTACCCAGACGGCGGCATCACCTACGCCGACGGCGTGTGGCGCTACCCCATGACGCAGGAGGAGAGCCTCGCTCTCCGCCCCGGCGCGGCGACGCTGACCGTGCGCATGGAGTTTGCGGCGGCGCAGCTCAAGGGCTACGTCAGCCGCCGGCAGATCATTGTGCAGGCGTGCCCGGACAGGGCGGTCATGCAGACCACGCCCGCAGCGGACGCGACCGGCAGCGATGTGCCGACCGTGACGGTCGATCTCGGCAATATGCAGGCGCTCGTCGTCGCGCTGGAGGACGTCAAGATCGGCGCGGATGGTGCGCCGGGTGAAAAGGGAGACAAGGGAGACCCGTTCGTCTACTCCGACTTTACGCCGGAGCAGCTGGCGGCGCTCAAGGGAGAAAAAGGCGACAAAGGCGACCCCG